TGGAGAATGAAGATGCAGATTCTAATAAGATCAAGACATATATCCGAAAAGGGTGGTCTATGCAAGCTAATACTCAGAAGGGGTATTGTGGATCTCCATTATTGGCGTGCAATATTCCTAGGGAAGGACGCATAATTGGAATTCATACTGCCTCATGGCAAAGATCAATGAGTGCGATTAGCTGCTTAGTTACTTATGAAGATATTATGGAGCTCACCAACTGTTATCGTGAACAAGTTAAAGATGGTTTTCATGATACACCTGAATATAAAGAGCTTTATCTCAAGAGTGAGATTGTGGATTCCCAATCATGTGTGGGAAATTTTACAGAAGAAGGTGCGTTTAAAGTACGTATTGGACAACCGCGTGGAACACGGTTTAAAGCAAGTATGTTCCAAGGTACCTTTCCACATGAACCGGTTACTGAACCTGCTGTATTGTGGGGGAATGATGAACGTGTTGATCCTGAGTTTAGAACTAATGATTTGCTTGGGAGACAGGTATCTAAGTATGGTAGTGTAGAAATTCCGTTTCCAAATATGGATTTACACATTGCTTGTGATGACGTTCAACAGCGTCTGAATGAGTTTACTGTACCATTTAAGCCTCGTGCGTTAACAGAAGAGGAGGCAATAAATGGTATAGAAGGTGTACCCCATTTTGATAGGATGGACATGCAGACATCACCGGGATACCCTTACGTTCAGAGACGACCGGCTGAAGCATCAGGAAAAGAATGGCTTTTTGGAACTGATGAGAAAGGGAAGAAGTTTATAACCGATTGTGAACTTCGACAGCGACTAGATAATCGGTTGGGAGAACTCAAGGAAGGCAAGTTGGGTTTTTCCATTTGGACGAATTGCCTAAAAGATGAAAGGCGAAAGACTGAGAAAATCAAGACAGCGAATACTCGTGCGTTTTGTGCTGCTCCAGTTGATTTCATCATCGCAAGTAGAATGTTCTTTTTAGCATTCTGCGCTGCGTTTATCGCCAATAGGAACTCATTCTTCGGATCGATAGGCATCAATCCGGAAAGTGCTGAATGGACTTTTCTTTATAATCGACATCGAGTAAAGGGAAAGTATGGTTTTGATATTGACTTTAAGAACTTTGATGGTTCGGCGAAAGCTATAGTCATTGCATTAGCTACTGACCTGATTAACAACTATTATAATGATGGTCCAGAGAATGCTCTTAAAAGGAGGGTTCTTATACAGGAAATGATACACACTAGATCATGGCTTAGGACAGATCGACATGGTAATGTATGGTTTACTCCAATGGTGCAAAAACACTGTGGGGTGCCATCTGGTACTAATATAACTTGTATTATTGATACGCTTGTTCAGGCTATCTATATGAGAGTTGTTTACCGCATTATTATGCGAAAATCCAATCGCCGTGATCTTATGTCTATGAAGGTGTTTAATGATCGTGTTGCAGATACGGGATTTGGAGATGATGGATTTGTTACCGCAGATCTTGAGATATTGAAATACTTCAATCGCGTATCCGTGATCCAAACTCTTGCTGATTTTGGAATAACGTGCACGGACGCAAAGAAGACTGGAAATATCTCAAAGTATGATTCTTTGAATTCACTAGTTTTTCTCAAACGACATTTTGCTCCGCACCCTCAATTTCCTGATAGAATGTTAGCACCCATAGATGTGAATAGCATATATGAGCTAATAAACTGGGTTTCAAAAACTAATGACCCAGAGGAG